ATCGACAGCAACGCTCTTGCAGCGAGTGCGGCAACCGAGATCGCGACGGCGGCTTACACGGGCCAGATGACGGAGTCGTATCGTGCTGCTGGCGTGGCCCCGACGCTGGCCCAATCGCTGTTCGAACTGTTGGCCCACATGGGAGATGCCTCGATCAGCGGCACAACGAAGACCCTGAAGAAGATCGACGGGAGCACGGCGAAGACCTTCACGCTGGACAGCAGCACGGCCCCAACCTCGATCACTGAGGCCACATGACCGGCAGTCCGTCGAGCGTGATCAGCATGGGATATGGCTCCTGGGGCAGCCCGGGGCTGGTGCTGACGTTGGGCTATGGGATCGGTGCGGCTGTTGCCGAGACTCCGACACCGGTCTGGCGTGCAAGGGGACGGCCTGAGACAATGCGGAGCATCCGGCCCGACGTGGCACGGGGCAGACAGCGGCCAGACGTGGGGAGGGCTTACCGATGATTGCGGCGGAGCGAGTGCTGTGGAAACACCCGGACGAGTCGGTCCTATTCGGGCTGGATTTCGGGAACTTGTTGGCCAGTGCCGAGACGTTGTCATCGGTGACCGTGACCGCGACTCCATCAGGCCTGACGATCGGTTCGCCCTCGGTCCAGGCATCGGCATTCACCGATGAGTTCACCGGGGCGACAGTGGCGGCGAACGAGGGGGCGAAAGTCAGGATCAGCGGGGGGACTGCTGGGACCGACTACGTGCTGACGTGCACGGCCACGACGAGCGGGAGTAACACACGGGTGTTTGTGGCTACCTTGCAGGTGAGATCGTCGTGAACATTCGAGACAGGATCAAGGAACTGCGGCGGGTACCAGCGGATCAACTCCAGCCGAACCCGAAGAACTGGCGGAAGCATCCAGAGGCACAGGCAAACGCACTACGCGGCGTTCTGGCGGAGGTGGGCATCGCCTCGGCTGTGCTGGCCCGGGAAACGCCAGAGGGCGGCCTGATGCTCATTGACGGGCACCTACGCACGGAGACGCTCCACAATGCCGAGATACCGGTGCTGGTGCTGGACGTGACGGAGGAAGAGGCGGACAAGATCCTCGCGACGTTCGACCCGTTGGGAGCGATGGCGGAATCGGACGCCGACGCCTTGCGGGCACTGCTGGAGGATGTGGAGACGGGGAGCCAAGAGCTTGCCGACATGCTGACGGCATTGGCGGAGGATGCGGGGATTCTGGACGGTGAGGACACTGCGGAGATCGAAGATTCTCCGGCTCCTAAGCTGGCTGATCGATTTGGCGTTGCTCCGTTTTCAGTGCTGAACGCCCGGGATGGGTGGTGGCAGGAAAGAAAGCGGGCTTGGTTGGCTCTGGGGATTGAATCGGAACTCGGTCGCGGCGCTGATCTGCTAGGCAACGGTGGCGGCAATGCTTCAAAGCAGCGATACGCCAAGGCGTTTGGAACGGAAGGCAACATCAGCGACAACACAGGGACGTCAATATTCGATCCCGTGCTTTGCGAATTGACATACTCATGGTTCAGCCCTCGTGGTGGGACAGTGATTGATCCATTCGCAGGGGGGAGCGTTCGCGGCATCGTCGCTAGTAAGCTGGGCCGGAAATACGTTGGCCATGAACTGCGCGGCGAGCAAGTCCTTGCCAATCGTCAGCAGGCGGCAGCCATTTGTCAGGGCGATGAGTTTCAGCCCGTGTGGATCGAGGGGGACAGTCGCCGGATTGACAAGACGTGCAGCGACACACACGCCGACATGCTGCTAACATGTCCGCCATACGCCAATCTAGAGGTTTACAGCGATGACCCGGCAGACATCAGCAACATGCCATATCCGCAGTTTCTGGAGATCTACCGCGAGATTATTGCCAAGGCGTGCAATCTTTTAACTGCTGACAGCTTTGCCGTTTGTGTGGTTGGCGAAGTGCGAGACAAGCGAGGCAGCTATGTTGATTTCGTGGGGGATACCGTTCAGGCATTTCGGGACGCTGGCTTAGCCTACTACAACGAGGCGATTCTAGTAACCGCTGTCGGAAGTCTGCCGATCCGAGTGGGGAAGCAATTTGCAGCCAGCCGCAAGCTGGGGAAGACCCATCAAAATGTGCTAGTGTTCGTCAAAGGCAATGGCAAGAACGCGGCCAAGCGTTGCGGAGAGTGCGATTTTGCAGACGGCAACACATTGCCCGAGGGGGATTCTAACGATGGATAGACCCCTGAGCATCCATCTCGAAGGCGGGAAGGTCGCTTCGCCCGTCGCTGGTGACCACACTGAGGCGGTATCGCCCGGGAGCCGCAATGGACTTCTCGGCGGCCTCAATCGTGGGGAATGCTTTTTTGCCGTCGCGAAAGCACATGATGCCGGCGTCAAAGGTGGCCAACTTGTAGTAAGGGAAGTTGCCCGCTTCGCGTCGCTGGTGGTGTCGCATGTTTGTCTCCTTGGGAAGGGTCGGGGAATGACAGACGTTAGCAACTTGTCGGCAAGTCGCAACGGAAGATTTAAAGATTCTGCTGGGAGGGCAGGGCGATGATCAGGCCAGCCGATGACAAGCCGGTAACGGGGGGATTGGGGGGCGGTGCGAAGCCGACTCCCCCGCCTGTTCCCACTGTGGCACAGATCGACCCTCGAACACCTGGGAAGGATCTGCGGCTGATCGCGTCGGCTGTGCGGAAGGGCTGGGTGATTCCCGATGAGGCGATGACCGTTCTTCCGGCTGCCTTGCTGCGGGTGGCGTTGGATCGCAACGAGGAAGTACGGGCGAGAGTCAACGCGGCGAAGGTGGTCGTGGCAATGCACGGGCAGAACGAGCCAGCGCCGGCGGCTGCGGTGCAGGTGAACGTCAACGGGACGGCTGACACGGTGGCGGCATTGTTGCAGGAGCCCGGGTATGTCCGATTTGCACAGGGTGAGGCAGTGTCTGACACCGGCACTGTTTGCCCGGGCAGCAACTGACGGGCGGTTTCTGTTGCCTCGGCATGTCGCGGCAATCTCCGAAGCCATCTGTGACACGATCACCGGCAGGAGTGAGCCGATCCTATTGATCGAGGCCCCCCCTCGGCATGGCAAGAGCGAGTTGGTTTCCAAGTTCCTCCCGGCGTGGTATCTCGGGGTGTGGCCAGATCGGCGGGTCATGCTGGCAGCGTATGAGGCGACCTTTGCGAGATCGTGGGGACGCAAAGCCCGGCAGGTGTTCGTCGAGGCGGCGTGTCCGGTGTTCGGTCGGGGATTGTCGGGCGACAACTCGGCGGCAGACGATTGGAGCACGACAGCGGGCGGGGGCATGAGCACGGCAGGCGTGGGCGGGCCCATGACCGGGCGAGGAGCAAACCTGCTGATCATCGATGACCCGGTCAAGAACGCGGAGGAGGCGTTGTCTGCCACGACCAGAGAGAACCATTGGGACTGGTGGCAGTCCACGGCCAGCACGCGATTGGAGCCGAGGGGCGTGGTCATCGGGATCATGACCAGATGGCATGAGGACGACATCTTCGGGCGGCTGCTGAAGAGCGGGGGGCAGATCCGCAGGTTGACGTTGCCAGCGCTGGCCGAGCCTGGGGACGTGCTGGGCCGGCAGCCGGGGGAGGCGTTGTGGCCCGAGCGGTATCCCGTGCAGCGGCTGGAGCAGATGAGGCGGGAGCGGTCGGAATACTGGTGGCGGTCGATGTTCCAACAACGCCCCGGCAAGTGGGGCGAATCGAAGTGGGGTCAATACCTGGGAGACAAGGTGACGGCTGCCAGGTGGCCCGATGCGTTTGAGTTCGGGGTGGTGGCGGTTGATCCGTCCCTGGGTGCCGACGATCGCAAGGGGGATTACTCGGCCATCGTCTTCGTGGGGCGTGCCTCGGGCCGGCTGTGGGTCGACGCGGACATCAGGCGACGGAGCGAGACGGAGATCGCAGCGGATGCCGTGGGGATGTACGCCAAGCATCGAGCGAACCTGATGGTCTTGGAGGGCAACGGTTTCCAGCGGGTACTCGGCGAGTCGTTCCAGAGTGCGGCCATGTCTCACGGGATCATGCTGCCACTTCAGACCATCGTGAACACGGGCAACAAGATCCTGCGGCTGTCGAGTCTCGGCCCTCTGCTGGCGGCGGACATGTTCCGGTTCAGCGACTCGCAGGGCTCCCGGCTGCTGCTGGATCAACTCGGGGAGTTCCCTCGGGGCGACCATGACGACGGGCCGGACGCGCTCGAAATGGCGGTGCGGACACTGAACGGGATCGCGGCCAACGAATACGATGCAGAGGAACTGGCATACACTCCATGACGCTGGGCCGGTATCGTAGTCTGATCGTGTGGTGTGTCTGCGGGCATCCAATGCGGGTGCGGTCATCGTGGGGCAGGGTGGAATACCGCGAGTGTCTGCGGTGTGGGCGGAAAACCAAGAGGACGAGGCGAGACAATGAGCGAAGCGATCCAGGCACTGCTGGAGGCGTTTGTCCCCGAGACGATCGACCGGAGGGGCTACCTCTATGACGATCCGACGTTCGGTTATCCGACGGCCGTCAATCCGTTTACGAGCGTCACCGACCGCAGCGATGGGCGGTTCAAACCGTATTACGATAGCGAAGTCGACTTGGCGTACATCCGGGGGGCAGCCAGGAACCTGTCGCTTTTGACACCTGTCGCGACTGCTGCTTTGGACCGGCTGGCGGAATATACCTTCGGCCCGGGGTTCGAGTTCACCGCACAGGGGCAAGATCAGCAGTTGGTCGAGTTGTGCCAGCGGGTGATCGATCGGTTCGTGGATGATGTGGACATGGTCGGCTCCCTCGATCGGGAGTTGCATCACAGGAGCCGGGAAGACGGCGAGGCGTTCGCCTACATCGAACTGGCGACCAATGGCAGGCCAACGCTGTGCATGGTCGAGCCGGACCAGATCCGCGAGCCGGGTAACGTGCGGCAGCTAGAGGACTGGTTGAGTGACTTCGATGGCGTTACCTCGTGGTCCTACGGTGTGAGGAGCCCGGCGAATCGTCCAGCCGAAGCCCTCGGGTATCACCTGTCGCGGGATGACGGGGGGGCGGACTGG